TTTGGTGTCAAAGGGTAGATCTGTTTTATTTTCAGATATTATTTTTTTGATTGTGTTTAATGATGACATGTTTACTCCCTAATTTGCTCAACAGTAATGTTGACATCTGGCTCGAGTATATTCAGAATAACATTTTTAGAGGACTGTATGTCTTTTGTTCTGGTTCTGGCATAGATCTTTAGATAGTTGCCTTCATATGAAGAGATATTAAAGGATTTTATTTCGATTCGTCCTTTGGCATAATCTACTGTTCCTACTTCAGCAACAAATCTGTGGCTATTTGACGAACTTGTGACGACTCTTATTTTGCCGTTTCCATCATCTTCCAGGTTACATCTAACTCCATTAAATGTAAAGAAACTGCTGCTTATGGTGTGTTTATCACCAGCAGGGTGATCCGCAGCAGCTGGAGGAAGATCGTCAGCCAATTCTGTCTTAAAGTCTACTGTCAGTTTTTGTGCCGCGTTTAGTTTGGGCGTCAAATATTTGGCGAGCTTTACTTCAGTTTCGTTTGAGACGATTGATGCTTCTGCTGAGTCAATGTTAGAAATTAGCTTTGAATAGCGGAAAATTTTAGCAAAACTGTTTAGATTGATCGAAGCAAAATTAAGAATAGAAGATATAACGATTGTTTTCATATCTTCTGGATTAAGTCCAGTTCTATTGATATTGTATTTGATGTTACTGTCGACACGAATATACGTATAGTCGGGAGAAACGAATACTGGCTCCATAGACACTGTTGATCTGGTTCTTAAGAATTTTTTATATTCTTCTTCTTTGATTTTTGGTAGCCCATCAATGTTTTGCAGGTCTACAGATACGAAAACTTTACCATATTGTGGAGGATCAGCCTCTTCTCCGCCAAATGCGGAGACTGCATTGATTTCCGGAAAATATTGTTTTAGAAGATTTTCATAATCTTCTGCTGTGACTGCTCTTTCTTGAGTTCCAAAAGATCTAGGCGCGTTGAATTTGATGGAATCAATCGTTTCATTAACAGCGCCTCCAGTGGAAACGCTCAACGCTGTCACAACAACATTAGATTCGTTGTCGATGTTCTCGGCGATTCGGAATATCCTGCATCCATTTGGCAGTTCTCCGCTTGAGACTCGATATTCTAGAATAATACCCGAATCGTTTTTGGGTTTCTTTCCAACGATTCCGTCGCCAAAAAGAACATCGTATCTTTCGTTTACCCCAGCCTGTAAAAAATATACTTTGCTGGTTTCGTCTAGATCCAAAAGAGTAGTAGCTCTTTTGTATTCTTCAATAACAGAACCTTGATCCTCGACTATGATAACCTTTAGTGATTGAAGATCGACATTTTTATTTGATATGGTATATCTGTTTTGGATTCTATCAGAATAGACATATCTATCAGTAATGAAATCCCCCTCATAAACCGAAAGGGTCGTTTTAAATGTGCTGTTTCCGGAAGTGACCACAACGTTTTGATCAGTGGTGAACAGAAACGTATTTGCGCCAATTCTGCTGGTAAATCCAGTGCCCTTTGGAATTGTGATGTTCTTTTTTTGCGGATCAGAAGAATTAATGGTAACTTCTAAGTCTGTTTTGGAAGAACGAAATGATCTAGGAAGATAATTCAATTCTTTTGCGTGGCTAACCACAGAATCTCTTATCTGGGCCGAATCAAGAAACATTTCACTGGCTATCATGTTGAGATAGAAAGAGTTGTTATATGTGTTGTACGCTAAAAGATCCAGAAGAACTGAAATGTTGCTGGCCTCAAAATCATAATCTTTGAATTGAGGCGTTGACTTTAAATGTGTTTTTAGATTTTGTTTGAAGCTATCAAAATCCAAAGAAACCAGTGAGATACTTGTGTTTGCCATTACCTTAAGCGATCCAGTTTGATGTTTAGGTTATAGGTGTTGGTATTATTTATTATTGAAAAATAGATATCAACGTTATATGAAGTCTCTTCGTTAATTAGATTTACGTGGATTTTTCTCAAAATAACTCTTTTCTCATATGTCTCTATGCACTCTTTTATCAAATTTTGAAGCTGCTGGGAAACTATATCACTGCCTGGTTCGAATAAAAGCGAATTAATATTTGAGCCCAGATTAGGTTTATAAAATCTTTCGCCTCTATTTGTCAGTATTAAATTTCTTAATGATCTTCTAACAGCTTCGGCGTCGGTCTTGGTCACAAGCTTGCCTGTGTTTGGGTGGGCGTTAAAATTACACATAAAATCGGAATATATTGGTCCAATTGGTGGAACATTTGCTGTCCTATCGACTCTATTTGTCATTTGTTCCTCTTAGTCTGTGGAAAATATTTTCTCGTATTCGTATACTATAGCTTGTGTATTTATTGGATTATTTCTAATACTTTCAAGAAATGATGCTGCATCAGATGTATCAATAGAAACAATTCCTGGAATAGCATTATTGATAACATCAGCAGTTTCTTTTACCTTTTGCAAAGCGGGTCCAACAATATTGTTTATTCTATTATCTATAGATCTTCTTACAGAATTTTCTAATATTGATGGGGCTTGAGCAAAACATTCGGGCAGTCTCTCAGCCGCGTCATCAACGGCGTCAATGAGATCTGAGAGAGCATCAGCAAATTCTATAATTTGTTTGGCCTGTTCTATTGCTGCCTTGAGGTTTTCAACAGCTTGGCTGATGATAGAGTTTTTAAATGCGCTAATAACTTCTTCAATAGTAGTGGGTATTTTCGCTAAAGCGGAAAATAAACTATTCAGTTTTACGCTGCTAGCGATAGCCGCTTCCAGCTGTTTTATTTGTTGCTCGATCATTACTTCTATGGTGAATAGCAATGATTGACAGTCAGTATGAGTTCTGATCGTTCTTTCTATTGACCTTATTGATTGTATGTTAATAGTCATTATTACCCTATCCTCTCAATAGTTCCGCCTTTTATATTTACAGTTTGGCCGACAATATCTGTGATGATTCCAGTAGCGCCCACTGCAGAACTAATTGGACCACTAGTTACTAAGCTACCAAAAATAGTAACGTTTCCTTTCAAAGCGATGCTCTTGGCTCTTATCTCAGCGGTATTATCACAATTTATTATGGTGTCGCCGCTCACAGTTATTTCTTTATTTTTTATAGCGACTTCATAATTGCTATTTGCAGACTTAACGACTACGTTACCATCATGAAAGAATTCGACGTAAGATCCTGATTTATGTTTAACAAGAATTCTTTCATGCTCAGGCGTATCATCTAATTCAAATATGTGGTTGACTGTTTTGGGAGTTTCTTTGGAAGATGTAGTTATGACTTTATTGTTTTTGAAGTTTGGAGAGCGTTTGGAAAGAGAGTCCACGCCAACCGCTCTTTCTTTGGCGGTAAGATTTCTTGGTATATTGTCTCCAAAGGCCAATGTGCTTATCCCTGGTCCAACAGGGTCTGGTTTATTTTGGTTCAAACATCCTAATATCATAGGGATATTTCTATATTGACCATCAAGAAAAACGCCAAAAACTGTGGTATCAACATTTATCCAATTAGGCGTTACGCCAATACCGCTTTGGGCGGGACTGGTCGAAGGAACCATAACATAAGCCCAAAGTAGATTTGTATCATCGCCAATTGGTCCCTGATCTCCAGAAATTCGAATTTGAACTCTTCCTAGATTAAGCTCGTCGCCATCAATATTTGTTACTACGCCTATGAATCCCGTGAGATTTTCAACTATCATGAATTTGCTCCCGTATTCATCATCTCACAATATTGTCTGTAACCTATTCCTGTTCCTGCCTCAGAAGGTCTGAACATATGACGAATTTTAGCAAATAGGTAAATTCCACTGGCCAATTCATTGGTCTCTGTGCTTGTGCCAGCGTTGATAACTGGTATATTTAACATAGCTGCAGAACCAGCACTTAGTCTACTGTCGCCGCTTATCTCCATCCTGAGAACGTTAGAGAACAGTTTATTGACATAAGCTCTAGATAATATTTCTTTTTGTATCCTCAATAATTCTTTTTCTTCTGTCACAGCAGCTACCATCAGGTTATTTAATTTATCCCCCTGTT